GACATCCTGCGCGAGCTGGTCGACCGCGGCAAGTTCACCCCCAAGGACGCCGAGCGCTTCTACAAGCCGGCCGAGCTGCAGTCGCCCGCCGGCGTCGAGAAGACGCTCAAGCGCATGGGCCGCACGCAGACCCAGTTCCTGCTCAACGGACTGATCAACAAGCCGACCGGGAAACCCTCGCTGGTGCCCGCCGCCGACCCGCGGCCGGCGATGGCGATCCTGACCGCGCGCGAAGCCTTCCGCATGTCTGCAACCGACGAGGAGGAAATATGACCGCAGAAGAACAGAGAACACTTCATGAGCGTTTAGGCGAGCTGGTGGCGATTGCGGACGGCGGCCCAACGACCGCTGCAGCAATCCTGCTGCTCACCGATCGCCTCGTGGGGGTGCTGGACGGCATCCTAAGCGCGCTGCGTGCGATCGAGGACAAGCTCAACAACGACCTCGACGAAAGGATTCCATGACGATGACAGAAGCTGAGCGCGTCAAAGCCTGGCGCGACCGTAAGCGCGGCGGCCCCCCGCGCCCATACACGATCACCACGAAAAAACGCCATCCAAGCCTTCTGAAGCGCGCTCGCGCAATTCAGATGGCGTGGGACGACCCCCTCCGGCGGGCGCTGATGAGCCGGATCAAAACCGCGAAAAAGGAGCAACGTTAATGACCACGATCCAAAGCCCCGTCGTCACCCTGTCGTACCCGCATTTGTGGAAGCCGACGCCCAAGGCGGAGGGCAGCGCCGAGCTGGTCTATTCCGCTGTCGGCCTCTTGAACAAACAGCAGATGAAGTCGCCGGCGTGGAAGGCGCTGTTGGATGCTGTCCAGGCTGAATCCCTGGCGGCGTTCCCTAAGCTCATTCTGGGCAAAACGGTCAAGTCGCCGTTTCGCGACTGCCGCGAGAAGGAAAACTTCCCGCAAGAATACGAGTTTTTCTTCAATTGCTGGTCGAAGTCGAAACCCGGCGTGGTCGACACCGGGCGCAACCACATCACCGACTCGAACGAGGTTTGGGCCGGTCAATACGTCCGTTTCTCGCTCAATCCGTTTTCCTGGGAGCACTCGGGCAAGAAGGGCGTGTCGCTCGGTTTGAACCACGTTCAAATCATCAAGTCGGAGGGGCTCAAGCGCCTCGACGGCCGCAAGCCGGTCGAGGAATCGTTCGACGACGAGTTCGACGACGCCAACGAAGAAGACGTCGACGTTTGATTTTCAACCTGCAGGGGCGCGGCGTGAGCCGCGCCATTTTTTATGGCGGAGTGGCGTGCAATTCCTGGCTTCGAGGGTCGCTATGAAGTCAGCGACGCTGGCGAAGTGCGTTCGCTCATCAAAGGCAAGCTTCTACGCCCTGGTCGAAAACCAAGTGGCCATCTTTCGGTAGTGTTAGGGAGGAAGGCTGGCTCGCAAGACATTCACGTTCTCGTGCTGCTGGCGTTTCGTGGCCCCAAGCCCCCGAAAGCAATTGGCCGCCACCTGAACTTTTGTCCAGGTGACAATCGGCTTTCCAACCTCGAATGGAGCACCTACCGGCAAAACGCGCTCGATAAGAAATACGACCCACAACGACGTACAAGTTGCACTTACAAACTACGGCCGAATGACGTCCGCAGCATTCGGGGATTGTTGACGGCGCAGTCAGGGGCGCAAGTCGCCAGACTATTCAACATCTCACAAAACCTAGTTTCGCAAATCAAGCTCGGTCACGCGCATACGGATGTCATATGACAATTCGTTTAAGTGGTGACTTTGAGACAACGTCGCGCGGTTCGCTGCCACAGATCGGCGCTCACAAATATGCGCGCTTAGCCTCGACCCGCATCCTTTGTTTCGCCTACGCGATCGACGAGGACGATCCTGTCGTTTGGTACCCGACATTTCAACCTGCGCCCGACGACCTGGTCGAGGCGACGCGCGACCCCGACCTCGAATTTCGCGCCTGGAACGCCGCTTTCGAATTTAACATCTGGAACGTCGTCGCAGTGCGGCACGGTCTGCCGCCGCTGCCGATCGAGCGCTTCCACTGCACCATGGCCCAGGCGCTGGTATGGGGCGTGCCGCCCAGGCTGGAGCAGGCGGCGATCGCGCTGCACACCAATATCGAGAAAGACAAAGAGGGCGCGAAACTGATGCGCAAGATGATGCGCCCGCGCCCGCACAAGGACGGCTCGATCACCTGGTGGGATCGGGACGAGCCCGAACTGCTCTGGCGCTTAGGCGAATATTGCGCCCAGGACGTGCGCGCCGAGCGTTCGATCGCTCGTCGTTTGCGAGCTATGCCGACCGAGGAGCGGCGCTTGTGGGTGCTCGATCAGCACATGAACAACCGCGGCCTGAAGGTCGATGTCGTCGCAGTCGAGAAGATGCAGACGGTCGTCGACGGCGAGCTGGTCCGCATCGGCGCTGCGCTCGCCGGCCTGACCGATGGCCGCATCGCCAGCCCGACCCAGACCCGCCGCCTGCTTGCATACCTGAAGGAAGAAGGGGTCGAGATCGACAGCCTCGACAAGCGCGTGATCCCGCTGGTGCTTAAGGATGAACTCAACCCCCGGCACCGTCAGATCCTCAAATTCTATGGCCAGGGCGCGAAGTCGTCGACCGCCAAGCTTCGCTCGATGATGAACTTTCTCGACGACGACGGCCGGATCAGGAGCCTGACGCAATATGGCGGCGCAATGCGGACGCTGCGTTGGGCGGGCAGAGGCCCCCAGATCCAGAATTACCCGCGTCCCTCGAAGGAGATCGACGCTCGCGTCGCGATCGAGCACATCATCTGGGGCGTCGACGCCGAGACGCTCGACTTCGTCCACGGCAATCCGATGGACGTCGTCAGCCAATGCCTGCGCGGGGCTTACGTTCCCGCCGAGGGGCATGCATTCGCGGTCTGCGACTATTCCGGCATCGAGGCCCGCGTGGTCGCCTGGCTGGCCGGCCAGGAGGATGCGCTAGATGTCTTTCGCCGCGGCAGCGACATCTACAAGAAAGCCGCCCAGGACGTTGGCTCGAACAGCCGCGACCTGGGTAAGCTCCTGGTGCTGTCGTGCGGCTTCGGCGCAGGACCGAGGCGCGTGCGCATCATCGCGCAAAACCCGCCCTACTTCATCGAGCTGACCCCCGAGGAGTCCATTCGGAATGTGTATGGTTGGCGGGACGCTAATCATTGCATCCGCTCCCTTTGGTACGATGTCGACGACATCATTCGCACGGTCCTCAGTCGTCGCATCGACGATCGCTGGATCTGGACCAGCGCGCGCAAGGTCGCGTTCCGCATGGCGACCGACGAGCGACTCGCCGGCGCGCTGCTCATGCGTCTGCCGAGCGGTCGAAAGATTGTCTACCGCAACGCCAGCATCGACGAAATCATTAACGACCCAGACGGCGCGGCCTGGGTCGAGCCGGTGATCCGTTACGACGGTTTGGACTGGACAAAAAAGTGGACTCGGATTCGATCGTGGGGCGGCAAATTTGTGGAGAACATGACGCAGGCGGTGGCGCGCGATCTGCTCGCCGGCGCAGTCTTGCAGCTCGACAACGACGACGACGATCTCCTCACCACCATCCACGACGAGATCGTCGCCGAGCCCCTAGAGGCGCGCGCCGACGCCCGCCTGGCGGAGATGAAGGCGGCGATGGGGGTTGCGCCGCAATGGGCCTCCGGCCTGCCCCTGAAGGCCGAGGGCGCTGTGATGGCGCGGTACGGAAAGTGAGCGCGCTTTACAATGAAAACAATCCTTACGCCGCTCAGTGGCTCAAGAACCTCGTTGACGCTGGACATATCGCGCCCGGGGCCGTCAGCGCCAAGAGTATTGTTGACCTTGAGGGGCGCGAGCTGGCCGGATTTCGCCAGGCTCATTTCTTCGCTGGAATCGGGATCTGGTCGGCAGCTCTCCGCGCCGCCGGCTGGCCCGACAGCCGCCGCGTCTGGACCGGCTCCTGCCCATGCCAGCCTTTCAGCGGCGCAGGCCAAGGCAATGGGTTTATGGACGAGCGGCACTTATGGCCGGCCTGGTTCTGGCTCATCGAGCAGCATCGCCCTGACGTCGTCTTTGGCGAACAGGTTGAAGGCCCGCGTGGACGGGCATGGCTCGACCTTGTTTTCGCTGACCTGGAAGCGCTCGGCTACATCTGCGGGGCGGCGGTTTTCCCTGCTGCGAGCGTCGGCGCGCCGCATGGACGGCATCGAACTTTCTTCGTGGCCGACGCCGACTTCGGCGCTGGCCGACAAGGGCGTGCGTTCGACGGAGGAAGGCATTCGCGAAGCCATGCGGTCGAAGGGGCCGGATCTGGCGGCGATGGCGACGCTGGCGCACTGGCCGACGCCGATGGCCGGGACGCCGGCGCAGAAAGGCTACAACGAGGCGGGCAACAACGACAGCTCGCGCAAGACCGCCGCGCTTTGCGGCGCGAATATACAGGGCCATGGCCTAGTCCTTCCCGACCAATGGAGCGGCCCAGCCCGGTTAACGGCGTCTGGCGAGATGCTGATTGGATCTTCTGCCGCGACGGCAAGTGGCGGCCAGTTGAACCCGGCACATTCCCGCTGGCTCATGGGGCTCCCGCCCGAGTGGGACGCTTGCGCG